ACTGAAACGGAAGTTGCGATTGCAAATAGACTACGCGCAATGAATCGCCCAGTAATAACTACCGATCCTGCTGAGGCTGCCGCTGAGGCTGCCGCTGCGGTTGATAATGCCACCGTTATACCACAACTGTTACATTGTCAATTCGCCTATAATTCGCTCTACAAATTTGTAATGGATTTTGATCCGACTTCCGTCAAAGCGGCTAATGTAGTAGAATATCGCGGAAAATGGTTGGCTGGATGTATATTATTAATAGAACGAGTGGAAATTGGCGCGGTGATATTGTCCCAAAAAGATATTAGTGCTATATGTGCAAAATGCACAACCCTTATAGATGTGATATCGAAACACGATATCCGATCAGTTGGTCAAATAAAGGTGTTGTTTAGCCCGAGTAGTATACCAACCATTATTAGGAAAATAATTAACTTATCGGAAGGAGTGAACCCCACAGGAAGATCAGCAGCAGCAGCAGCAGCAGCAGCAGCAGCAGCAGCAGCAGCAGCAGCAGCAGCAGCACCGCCACCGCCGATGGCAATATCTGAATTGCAATTGCTAGAGCCACCGCAATCGCTAGAGCCACCGTCGCCACCAACGTTCGGAAAAACACTAAAATCATCACTAAAATCATTAAAAGCAAAAATCCCAAAATTAAAAAACCCGTTCAATAAAGAAGAAGAAGAAGAAGCTGGAATTGGATTATTAGGCGCTGAAGCCGGTAGCGGGCCCGGTGGCGGGCGGCGAAACGACCTGCGAAAAACGCGTAGAATGCGACATAAACGTAATCATAAATGCAGTAAACGATTGCGCGCGCATAGAAATATACTATGTAGTCGGCGGCGGCGGCGATGAAATTAGAATTTATTTAAATTTAGCAAAACAAACAAAACAAACAAAACAAACAAAACAAACAAGACCCACCCAATTATACCCAATTATAAAATAATTATATATACATACATACAACTAAAATAACAATTAATAATGTTCGAAAATATGAATTTTCAGCGAATCGTTCTAATGATAGCCGGAGTTTTGCTGCTTGGATTTTTAGCAGCAGTTATATATTCTATGATAAAAGCGAATACCGTCGGTGACTGGCCCCCCGTAATATCCAATTGCCCGGATGGATGGATAATGGACGCTGATGGAAAAACGTGTAAAAATACAAACGGGCTCAAAACCGCAACGTCGTGTAGTACCGAAGTCGATTTCACGGCCCCTGCATATTTAGGTCAAGGTGGTTTGTGTGAAAAATATAAATGGTCTATTGACTGCCGTGCAAATTGGGACGGGATATCAAATAATCCAAACGCGTGCAGCGTCAAATTGTAACTTTATAAAATAAAATAAAAACCACATTGTGATTGTGCGTGAGAATTATACCATTTAAATTAAATAGTATAATTAGTATAATAGAGATCAATGAATATATTTATTGTTCGAAAATATTTAACAACTTTTGCAGTATTGCTGTATTTGGTTGCATTTTTTTCGATCCAGCAATTAAAACCCGGCTTTTTATATAACTCGGATGGCAGTTTAAGAGAATTTGGAATTGGCTACAAGCGTAAAACGGTTATTCCAATTTGGCTACTCTCCATCGTTCTGGCAATTGTGTGCTATTTGACGGTGCTGTATTTAGTCACACCGTCTCCCAAATACCTGTTTTAGTTATTAGTCATTTTATTATTTTTAAATAAAAAATCTATCTATTTTAAATCCTTTAGAACAACCCAATAACACAATATTATATATTATTTATATATTATATTATATATTATATAAAGTAAAATGTTAGCTAATCTGTTGGGCGGTTTGGGCGGCGAATCCGGGGCTATGAGCGGTGGTTGGCGTCGCAGGCACGTTAAGGTATGCAGACTTGGATCGCGCAGGTGCTATAACGACAACTGCGTTCGGAAATCGTCTCGTACATACAAGACAACCACGGGTCGAAAGTGCCGCGTTGGATCGCACAAGTGCCGCGACAATCGATGCCATAAAATGAAAATGCACTATTCTAGGCGGCTTCGAACCTAATCAATCCGCTTTAAATGACGATGGAAGCTCGTTGATGGTCGTGCTATAAAACGCTTCCAAATCCCGCAACTGTTTCATGTCTCGGCGAGTAATGAAGCTGATGCCCGTTCCCTTACGCCCCCAACGCCCGGATCGACCGATTCGGTGCAGGTACGTGTGCACGCTCTTGGGAAGATCGAAATTGATAACGGTGCTGACTTGCTGAATATCTATTCCGCGAGCGGTGACGTCGGATGAAATGAGCACTCGATATTTACCGGCCTTGAAATTGGTGTACGCTTCATCGCGCTTATCCTTTTCCATTCCGCTGTGAATGCAGCACGCGGGATACCCCTTCAAAACCATCGCGTCCGTTAAATCCGCGACGCGCTTCACATTGTTACAATAAATGATAGACTGCGACATGGATATGGTTTTAAACAAGTCCTGCAGTGTTTCAAATTTACCTTCGTCGTCTTCAAGTGCGATGTAGTATTGGCAAATGCCTTCCAACGTTAGCTGTTCCGCGTGCACCAAAATTTTCACGGGGTTGCGCATAAATTTCTCAGACAATGCGTGCAACTCTTGCGGCATCGTTGCGCTGAACAAGCACACTTGAACGTCCTTGTTCAAGAACTGCATTATGTTGTAGATCTGGTCCTTGAATCCGTACGAAAGCATTTCGTCGGCTTCGTCCAGAATGAAGAGCCGAATCGTGCGCGTGTTTATAAACCGGCGGCGGATCATATCGTGCACTCGGCCGGGACACCCCACGATAATTTGCGGCGTGTTCTGTTTAAGAACGCGCGCGTCGTCGTCAGTGGACGTTCCGCCGACGAGCAGCTGCACGACCAACCCCGGCATCTGGCTGCCCAGATTCGTGAGAACGTCGTGCGTCTGTTTCGCCAGTTCGCGCGTGGGTGCCATAATAAGCGCCTGCACTTCGCGTTTCGCGGCATCCACGATTTGTAGGGTACCCACCCCGAACGCCCCGGTTTTACCGGTTCCCGATTGCGCCTGTGCAATCACGTCGCGCCCGCCCATCATTGGCAGAATCGCGCGCTGCTGTATGTGGCTCGGTTTTTCAAAATTATAAGCGTAAATACCGCGCAGCAGCTGCGGGTTCAGATCTTCTACATCCTCCCAGGTGACAAATTCCAATTTTGTGGTGTCTTCGGCTTCCTGTTGGTTGATTTCTAGTGTTGTCATACTATTATTTAATTAAATATAGCGTTGTGCTACATTTATTTAGTGCATTTTGTTTAAATCATTTAACTAGCTTATTTATTAGCATTAACGAGCATTAACGAGCATTGACGGATTAACGGGCGTACATCAGCCCGCAGTTTCCAGACGCAAACGTCAGCACGTTGTAGCGCTCCTCCAGAACCGTAAAATCAAACGTGTAATTGTATATGCGCCAGTTTGTTTTATTCACACCGGATGGAAGCCCGGTGGTCGGATCGCAAATGACGTGGAACGACGCGTTCGGGTCCAACGTGGGATAAATCGTGGATATTTCAAGCTCGATTTGCGTGAACTTGCTCATATTGATGGCACCCGACGGCTGCAAATCCTGCGGGTCCGTGTTGATGCAGAAATTGTAGCAGTACAGCCCGGGCGGGGGGTTGCCGTTGGTCCGCACGTATTTTTCAACGTAGTTGTAAATGCCCGAATCCATAATATTTTCGCGGTACTTTCCGTTCAGCATAATGCCCATCGTGTTCAGAATATCGCGCTGATTCTCGGATTCAAACGGGCCGGTAATGTGCAACCCGGTGCGGCGGTTCGATTTTTGCTCGATTTGGTTTTGCGCGTTGATTAAATGCGGATTTCGTCCCGGACCCAAATAAATGGTTTCCTGTGCCGATAGGGCCATCGGCCACCCTTCCGTCGAATGATCGGTGTCGAACGTGTCCTGGCCGGGCACGATATCGTACGGCAGGTACTCGTACGGCCAGTTCGAGTAATTGCTCCATTCGTTCCGCATCGATATGTCGCTGCGCTGGAAAAAAAACATCCAGTTGGCAACCATCCCGAGCGAATTTTCCAGTTTTACGCGCGAATTCCCCGTGATGCTTTTATATTCCCATTCGTAAACAGCCTTTATCAAGTACTTTTGCTCGTTGGCTGCGAACGCCGCCGTCTCTTCCGCGGACAAAAACCCGTACGTTGCAATGAGGTGAACGTCCGCGTTCCAGTCGGTGCGCTTGTCGCCGTACGAATCCGCGGTGAGCTCCACATCGGGCGGTGTATGCAGGAACCGGTAAAACTGGTGCTCGGGGAGAATGTAGTTGGATTGCACGTACGGCCACCCGTTCGCTTTATCGGTAACGTCGCGAATGGTGTACAACTCGCGCACCGGGCGGATCGTGACGTCGATTTGCAGCGTGTTGTACTGCAAGCACACCAGGGGAAATGCCATCTGGCTGCTCATCGTGAACCACGCGTTGATGGGGATATAAAGTTTGCGCGCGCGAATGGACGGCTCCGCGCCGCGCTGGTCCGGCGTGTAATACGCGTTGGGGTACTGATTCACGCGCGCGCCGCAGCACCCGGGATTGTTCAGTTCGCGCACGTTGCCCGTCATTTCGTCGTAGAGCTGGTGTTTCGCCGCGGGGTAGTCGCGCTGAATCATTGCCAGCAAGTACTTGCCCGAA